CCGTAATTATCGCTGAATCATCGCTGAATCATCGCTGAATGATCGGTAATGATCTCCGAATTATCCCTGAATCATCGCTGAATGATCGGTAATGATCTCCGAATTATCCCTGAATCATCGCTGAATGATCGGTGATGATCTCCGAATTATCCCTGAATCATCGCTGAATTATCCGTAATCATCCCGTAATTATCGCTGAATCATCCGTAATCATCGCCGAATTATGGCCGAATCATCCCGTAATTATCGCTGAATCATCCGTAATCATCGCCGAATTATGGCCGAATCATCGCCGAATCATCGCTGAATCATCCGTAATCATCGCCGAATTATGGCGAAATTATCGCTGAATCATCCGTAATGATCGCTGAATCATGGCTGAATTGCGCCTTAATCTTGCTTTAGAGCTCTGGCGATGCCTTCTTCTAGGCTGATCTTTGGCGTATAAATCTCTAGCATCTTGGTCGGGTTGCCGACTCTGTATTCGACGCCGCTTGGCTTGCCTGGGTGCTTCCTGATCGGGGCCAGGTATCCGGCTTGCAACATCGTCATCTCTGCCAGTTGGATGAAAGATGTGGCTCTTCCTGTGCAAAGGTTGAGAGTTTTTACTTTATTCCTCACCGCTTCGAATGTAGCTGCAACGATGTCGTCGATGTGGATGAAATCTCTGGTTTGCTCGCCTGTTCCCCAAACGTCGAACGGATCGGCTTTGCGCTTTGCTCGCTCGATCAAGGATGGGAATGGGTAATCCAGGGCCTGATCGGATCCGTAGCCGCTAAATGGGCGCAGAACGGTGACATTGAGGCCTTCGTTCCTGGCATATCTGGCAAGTGTTTCCCCTGTCAGTTTGGCCCATCCGTAGCTCAAGTCTGGAGTTCGAATATGATCGAGATTGATATCGTTCTCTCGAAGCGTTTGCTTGTATGCCAAGCGCTGCAAATAAATCGGGTAGGCCGCTGAGCTGCTGAAATAGACAATGTGTTTTGGCTTTGTTCTTATGGCCCATTGGAACATATCGCTATCGATGGCCAGGTCGGTGGCAACGGCCAAAGGGTTGCCTTCGATCGTGGCTCGGCCGCCGACGATGGCGGCTAGGTGAATAACGACGTCGTATCTGGTGTCGTCCTTCTTGAAGAAATCTCTGCAATCGATTCCGTTTGCAATGTCGATTCCTGTGATGTCGTGGCCCTTGTTGTCGAGCGCTCTGTGAAATGCCCGGCCTACGAAGCCTGCATCCCCTGTGATCAATATCTTCATGCGAGCCATTCTGCCAGATATCTGTCGCTGCCGGTTTCGGCCTTTGCTCGGTGTCGATCTATGTCGAATATGTAGCGGTCGTTTTCGTCCAAAGCTGCGCCGATGTGGTGCAGGGTTGCTTCTTTGCTGATCGGGAATGGCTTCACCGCTGAAATGCCTTCGGCCTGCGTGTCGTAGGTTTCGTCGTGAATCAGGCAGTTGTCCTTGATCCGGGGCCATATCTGCTCTGCAAGCCAGTCCTGGTCTTGTGTGTAGTAATCCTTGCAAGCCTGCTCTTCTATGAGCTGTGCGATCTCTGGAATTGCGCCCTTACGAGCTGCAAACATTCCGGCGCTGATCTTGTAATTGTGGCCGATCGGGTGGTCTTTCATAATGTGAAAGTCGAGCCTGCTGGCTAGAAAGTCCTCATGGGCAAGGCGTTCTCTTCTGGTGAGCCTGGCGTCTGCGTCGCGGCTGAGAACCACATCTGCCTGGTCATCTGCCAGGGCTTTGAATCTCCAGAGTTTGGCTGTGTGATCTTCGGGGCCGTCGCATTCGACGAACTGCACGTTTGGAATAAGTGCCAGGGTGCTTCGCGTCCAATCTGGAACGCTGGCGCCTGTGTAGAAGCGGATCTCGTATCCGGCGAAGTGCTTCTGTGCTAGAAGTGCGTTCTTGATTGCGCCGATCATGTATCTTGAATCGGATCCGTAGAGTGAATAAGCAATCACTTGCTTCATCGGCGAAGTTTTTTCTTGAGCGCTTCGTAGGCTTCGCTTTGAATGTAGTTCTGGTAGGCAAGCGCATCGAATGAATAAACTTCCTGGGCGTTGACTTCCTTGTAGCCTTCATCCCATTCGGCTTTGCCTGCAACTGGGTGCATATGTTCAACGATCACGTCGTCTAAATATGTCAGCGCTCCTAAATCTTCTCCTAGTTTTTTCCAGAAGTTGTCTAGGTATAAATGCTTCATATTCGGCGGAACCATCCCACCGAGCGCCTTTACGATGTCGCTGGTCATCACGATCATGGTTGGCAATCGCTTGCCTTGCAGAAGGTCGTTGCCGTAGGCCATTGACGGCCGCTGTTGCATCGCCGCCATCAGCTGTAAATCCCACTCGGCTGTGCGTGGGCGGTGGTCATCGCCTAAGAAGGCGAAGAAGTCATACTTATCTTGCTTTGCGATCGCGTTGGCTGCCTTGTTGATGGGGTAAGCCATTCCTCGGGTTTGGTTTTCGATCGTCATGCAGCGCTCTGCGCCTACTTCGAAGTGGTACTGATCGTGCTCCGGGTCGTTTGCGTCAATGATGAAGAGCAGGTCGCTTGCTGCTGAAAGCTCTTCGTGAGCTGCAAGCAGGGCTGTTGCGTTCATTGGGCGGCCGCGAGTTGGCACCAGGATGATCATCTTGTTCATCGGTTGCTCGCAATCTCGCCGGCTATCGCTGCGTATGCGGCTAGATCTATAAATGAATCATCGCTCTGTGTCTGCATCAAGCGTGCAATTTTGACCAGCGCCATGCAAATTGCAACCTGCTCTGGCTTGATCTGTGTTTCCAGATATGTCGTCCAGAGGTCTGCAATTCTTTGGTGGTTTGTATGTGGGTCGCCGTACTGGTTCTGGCGATCGCTTGATGTCAGGCGTGCTGCTTCTTTAAGAATATCCCCCCGATTCATCAATTACTTCGCTCCGCGTCCGAACTCGGTTGCCTTGCCATCGAGCGCCTTAAGAACTGGCCCTGCGATCGCTGCTAGGCCGGCTACCAAGTAATTCTTCGCTGGCTGGTTTGGATCTGCTAAATAAAGAGCTGCGGCTGCTGCTGCTGCTGCTCGGAGGTATGTCTTGATAATCGCTTCAAGTGCTGGCTTGTTCATTCTGTCTCCTTAAAGGTTGGCTTTCCAAAGCCGACAATGGTTACGGCCATTGATGGCTTGAGTTTGCCCCGGTTCTTCTTCTGGTAGGCCCTGATCTTACGGCAAACTTCGCCGCCGTTGCGTTGATCGCCCTTCTTATCCGGGCTGGTGTTGCCTTCTATCGTGGTAACTGTGCCGTCTTTGTTGTCCTTGATCACGATCCCGACGTGGCTGATCCGATCTAGCGCGTCTCCTGGGAAATCAAAGAATACGATGTCGCCTGGCTCTGGCGTTGCCGTAGCTGCGTCTTGCCACTTCTTCTTGTCCATAAAGGCGACCGCCCCTGCCGGGGTGTAGACGCAGTTTGGAATTCGTACGCCGGCTTGCTTTGCCACCCAGTTAACGAAGGCGCCGCACCATGCAACGTTTGCCTTCTGGTATTTCGTCTGGTTATCGGCTGGCCCTTCGATGTATCCAAGCTCGGCTGTTGCAATCTGGATCATCTTGTCTCTTTGGTTCATTTCCTGCCCCCTTTGCTTCTATTGTTTTCCAATAGCAGGCTGTATATCTCGTCGACTCTGGTTTCGACCCGGGTCATGCGATCGTTCATCGAGCTGCCGCCGTTTGGCTTTAATTCTGCAAGGTAATGCTTAACAAGCCACCGGGTGACGGCGAGAAATGCTCCGGCGATCGTAATGATCGAAACTATCAGCGCTGCCCAATCTTGAGCTGTCATTGGTTCACTTCCAAAATATAAACGAGCGCGGTTCCTGTGTTGGTAACTGCCCACACCTCTGTTGTCGCAGGAAGATGCATCACATCATGAGAATTATTGTCAACCTTGACACCGTTGGATGTGCTGACGGTGTTATCGCCACCGATCCAAATGTTGCCTGATTCATTGTGAATGTGAACTTCTCTGAAAATGTTGCCGGTTGCAACGATCTTTGTTGGTGAGGTTGTCACCGTCACTTGTGATGTGCGCATTCTTGCTCCTATTTATATTGTTTTTTACTCCACCAAAGTTTTTTGTAGCGATCGAAGAATAGTGTATTGAATCTGCGCACATCAGATGTGTG